AAATTTAAAACAGCTTGCGGAGAAAAATATTGGGTGCCGGTAGAGTTTTCTGAAAAACTTGAAAAAGAAAGAAATGAATTAGCCAGAAGAGCAAATGAGCTACAATCAGAGGTTTACTATTATCAAATGCAGCCATACAAAATAGAATGCGAAAAGAATAAAATTATTGAAGAATTAGAGTATTACAAAGAAAAGCTAGAAGAATGCGAGAAATCAAAAAATGAGTCCAGAATTAATTAAACTTACTAAAAAAGTAGATTCTTTTAGAGAAGTTCTAAAAGAACATGGTTTCGAAAAACTTGAATGCTTTTGGTATTCAGATGGTAGTTATTCTAGTAATTGGCGAGATATGTCTGTCGCCAATGAAAAACCAGACAGGGAGGAATCGATGTCATTTTGGCAATTTGGGTTTAAAAGCCAAAACGAAAAAAATAAAAGAATTCATCTTGAAGCATTAATGCCAGTATTTGAAGATTATTTTAGTTTTGATTTAAGATACTACCCCGAAGTCAGGCTACATGATGAGCCTGAATATTCCGGTCCTACGGCTAGGTTAGAGGTTTCTAGTATTCAAGAAAAACATTTGACAGATTTACAAAAGTATATAAACTATCTAGTAAACATATCATGAAACTACTAGCAATACTTCTAACCGTTCTTTTTATAGGGCTTAAATTAACAGATTATGTCGCGTGGTCTTGGATTTTAGTTCTATCTCCGCTACTGATTTGGATAGGCTATATTATATTTTTGCTTTTTCTTCTTGGCATATGTGCATTTGTAGCAAATAAATTTCAATAAATATGAAATCTAAAAGCAAAACTAGGCTAGAGTGGAAATTAAATTGGTGCGACGATAAGTCTGGATGCTGGCACTCAGCTAAAGTTCCCGTTATCGGCTGGGTCTACAATATAGAAGTCGAAGGATGGTATGATTACAAAAATGAAGAATTTGTTGAAAATTCTGAATATATACCTGGAGTTTTTTACGATAATCTTAGCTACGACTGCTCTCCGCTTACAAAAAAAGAAATTTATAAAAAATTAGATGCCGCTAAAGCCGCATGCGAAAAGCACTTAAAAGACAATACTGAAAAATTCAATAAATGGTTAAAAACTAAATAGTTATGTGTAAAAAAATTAAAAGTTATCTTTCAGAAAAATTTGGAATTTGGGATGTTTGGGACTTGCTGCCTTATCATTTCCGAATGTATTATTACGATCGTTTTAGACCAATCTTTTTTCCGCAACATAAAAAAGTCCGTGCTGCTGTTCCTAGAACTTGGGCAGATATTACTTCAATGATTGTTGATGTAAACTTTGCAATGATCAAAGAATTTTATGAAGACGAATATCTTGATGGAATTGTCGATTGGGAAGGCTCTAGTGAGGGTCATAAGAAGTTTGAACAATGGTTGAAGGAAGCTTATGCCTATACGACGCACAAGCGTCCTTCATTAGAAGCGGAACGAGACAATTCATATCCTCCTTCTCAGCCATTTGATGAGATGTTTCAACCAGTTGAAAGAGATGGTAAAAAGTTCTACCAGATGAAAGATGACGGAGTTCCTTACGAAGTAAAGTATAAAGATGTAATTCGTCTTGAGAAAGAGATTGAGGAAACCGATACAAAATTCCTCAAAGAAATGATTGATTACAGGGAGTACTTCTGGACATGAAAAAAAAAGAAGAATGGAGCGATGAAGATTCTATAACAGATCATACTAATCTCTCTAGCAGTTTATCTAATAAAATTGAAAACTTAGAAAATGAAAACGAAACTTTAAAAAACGAAAATACCGATCTAATAAGTAGGCTTGAAAAGCTTAGGGCAATCATAAATAATTATCGCACAAATCAAATTGATGAACTATAGATATAAATTTGTACAAACAACTGGCTGCACTGCGTTCGATTTTACCGTCAACGGGGATTCGCTTTCTGATCTTCCAGAAAAAACTCAAGAAGAAATCCTTGATTATCTCTTAATTAAGCTAAAAGAAAGATTTAAAGAAAATAATATTAATTTAGAAAATATTGTAGAGCTTTTTCACTATGACGATTATGAATATGACGATCACGTATGCGAGCAGTGCGGCGATACCGTTAGTTCCACAACATGGAATTTATGAAAAATAAAAACAAAAAAATTCAAATTGAATTTGATTCAGAACACTTACATATTCTTATCAACGCTCTAGAAACTTACTCCCGTCTTCAGTCCGGACAAGTCAGTATGGCTATGGACACGGTTTATGCTGATAGAAATCTTAGTTGGGATGAAAGAAATCACATAGAAGCAACTGTTAGGTATATGGCTTTTCCTGCTAACCCTAGAAGAGAATATGATGGTCATGGTGGTTTTTTCGATCAATATAATAATGAGTATGATGAAAAAGGTAATATCGTAGAGGAAAGTGAAGAATGGAAGAATAAAAAAAATAGACCACATTTAGATCATGCTAATTCGTCTTTTGGAGTTGGCTGCCCCGAAATGAAAGGCGGAACTATTTCATGGGAGATTAAAAAAGCTATTGAAGAATATCTTCACTATCAACGAAACAACGGCTATAGAGACATGGGCGTAGATGGAGATGGCGTTCTTAATATTTCTGGAGTTCCTAGCGCAAAAGTAATAGATCCAGAAACTAAAGAATACTGGAAGCCAGAAAAGTGGTTTTTGGTTCCCAAGCAATATCAACAAAAAGTAAAGGAAGCCATTAATAATAAAGATTATAATAACGCCTGGAAATTTGCCGATAAAGCTTTTAAAAAAGAAAATCCGCTTTATTGCGGCTCTAAACGAATAGACCAAAAAAATTTAAATTATTACGTTGTATTAGAAAAACCATTTAAAATAAAATGATTAATAAAATTAAAATAACAAATCTAGCTGACGCGGAAAGCTATAGCTTTAATAAAAATAATAAAGACTTCAATATATGGGTATCAACCGTTGGTCAGGAAGATAGAAAACAAATAAATAGAATGAGAAAAAACTTTCAGGAAAAGAATGTTAAATTCTTCCACCAGTTTTTTGCCGATTGGTCGGACGAAGACGGAGCAGAGTGGGGGCACTTAATTCAAGACGCCCCCCAGTTACAACATGTTCAAAATATTATTTCGTTTTTAAAACCATTCGCCGAGGACGATAAGCCTCATAGTCTTGGAATAAATTGTTTCGCCGGCATTTCCAGATCTACCGCCATCGGAATTACTGCTCTAGTCATGGCTAATAGAACAATAGAACAGGCTCTTACAGAAATCTTAAAAGCAAGAGTGGAAGCCTGGCCTAATCTTAGAATATTAAAATTTGCGTCCGAAATCCTAAATATAGACGTTCATACACATGTTAAAAAATGGAAAGATCAGTTTTTTTATTCAGAAGAAATCTTCATTCCACCAGATAGACAACAATGAGTGATATTATAGAAGAAATCACAAATCTAACAGATGAATGGTACCATTTAATCGGGAAAGATCACCACAAGGATCGTGACTGTCATTGGTATATCGAAACCAAATGGAGCTATGGTTTTCCACCAAAATATTTAGTTTACCATCATGGATACCTTGTAGATAAAATCGAAGAAGAATGTGATTCGTATGAACTTGCATTGGCTCGTTTAAAAGACATATTGACAGAAGAGATAAAACAGTATAGAGTATATCAAACTAATGATGACGAAGAAGCTGGATGGTGATAAACAAATATTATTTTTAGGCGATATCCACGGAAATTGGAATGAATTGCTTTTTAAAATACAACTAAAGAAAATTTCAAATGCCAACATTATTTCCGTTGGTGATTTGGGAATGGGATTTAATTCAAATCAAGATAGAATAACTTCTGGTTTGCTTGATAAGGAGTTTAAGCAAAATAATATTAAATTTTATGGTATTAGAGGAAATCACGACGATCCTTCCTTTTTTAAAGGAAACGACAGAGTATGTTTAGATAATTTCGAGTTGGTCGAAGATTATTCGATTTTAAAATATAATTCTAAAGCTATTCAATTGATAGGCGGCGCAGTATCTGTTGATAGAACGGGAAGAAGAGTTGGTGTTTCCCATTGGGAAGATGAAGGCGTTGTTTTTAATAGAGATGCCTGTCAAAAAGTTGATATTCTTGTAACTCATACAGCGCCATCTTATTGTTTTCCTCAACAGTTTAACGAGATAGTGTACGGATGGGCTAGAGAAGATGCTTATTTGATTGAAGACCTAACAGAAGAACGAGCCGTGATGGATGAGATTTTCAAACTATGTTCACCAAGTCTACATTTTTATGGGCATTTTCATTCAAGTTGGGCAGAAAAAATAAACGGATGTGAATCTAGACTTCTTGATATAAACGAAATTTATGAACTAATATAATTTTATGGAAAAACTTCCTATTTTTTTACATATCCCAAAAAACGCGGGAAACTATGTTTCAAGCTGGTGTTTTAATTTAATTAGAAAAAGATGGCTTTTAAAATATAAAAATCCCGCACTCGGCTGGAATACCGCGCTAAGACATATTGCTGTTAAATTCAATAACGAAACTATTCTAGCGCTAATTGCATACGATCCTCTTTTTGCAAAAAAAGAAAAATTTAAACAAAACCCAGATAATCCTTATCTTAGCTCTGTCGAATTGGAAGATCTTATTTTCGAATTAGAAAATAATGGATTAGACGTTTCTTCTATTCATATTGAATCTAATGGGTTTAAATTTATAAAAACAGAACTATATGAAAATTTATGCAAGATAATAAATAGGTCGCCTGTTTATTTTTGTATTTTGAGGGATCCCTTTTCTAGAGCCCTCTCAATGTTTCATTATTTGAAAGGAGATACATCTAGTCACGAGACTACTCATGGGAAAATAGCTTCTAAATCTTTTATTGACTACGTAAAGTCGTACGAATTAGAAGACAGCTGGATAATTAGATGCATTACAGGGATTAGCGATAATAAAATTATAGATGATAACGATTTTATAATGACTTGTGAATTTTTAGATAAAGTCAGAATAAAAGACATTAAAAATGTAGATGAATTATTAAATGAAATCTTTATTGAATGCTATTCGATAGATTTAGATGAAATACGTAAATTAAAAAAGAATTTGCAAATCAAAAATGAATCCGCATCTAGCAAAGTAAATATTCAGCTGTCTTCTCTAGAAGACGAAGCGAGAAATGTATTTTTAAACCGAACAATATTTGATTATAAGATATATAATAAATATACATCAACTCTTGTAAATTAAAACAATTATGGGAATGTACGATACTATAAAAATAAAAAAACAACTTTCCTTACCTGAAGAAGTTAAAAATTTAAATATAAACTGGCTTGATATTGAATATCAAACAAAAAGTTTTGATAACTGTTTGTCCGAATTCATTTTAACCGAAAATGGTGAATTATTTGAAATACTAATTGAAAGAGAATATATACAATGGAGTGAAGAAGAAAAAAAATCCGCGCCAAAATATTCCTTTTTTAAAGATGTCATAGAAAAGAAAAGGGAAGAAAAAAAACTGAACTACCATGGCGTTGTAAGATTTTATTGTTATGAACGCTTTGACTTTATGGAAAGCTAGACAAAATAGAAATAGCAGAATTTAAAAAATACAAAGTCAATAGAAATAACTTACAGGATATGCTTTTAGAGCATAATAAGTTTAAAAACAAACTTAAAAGATTAATTGCTAAATACTCAGGATGGAATTGGCTTTGGGTATCGGTGGCAAAATCATTACATAAGATGTCGTCTCTTATTGAAAAGATGCGCGTTATAATTTTTAATTACCTAATCATATGATGAAGGTTGCATTTCCTTCAGAGGAAGGATGTTTTAATATTATTCGGAATAAGTTTTGCGGATTAGATTGTTATTTGATAACTCCGCAAATCGATGCAAAATGGAATAAAAACAATTTATTTTATCGTTCTTTAGTTACAGATAAAGAAGGCAACGTTTTATCTTCTGGATTCCCAAAGTTTTTCAACTATGGAGAAAAACTAGAATGCTATCCGAATCCAGAGGATTTTAACGATTGGAAACTGGAAGATAAGATAGATGGTTCTCTTCTTATAGCAGACTATGTTAATAATCAGTTCTCTATGAGAACAAGAGGCACGGTTTCTTATTCTCTTCAAGAGAATTCTAAAGATTTCGAATTGTTGCCAGAAAAATACCCAAAGATAATCGAGTTCTTAAAAGAAAACTCGCACCTTAGCCTTCTATTTGAAATTGTAACTCCAAATAATGTTATAGTTGTTAGGCCTCAACAAATAGAATTTTATTTTATCGGTGCTATAAATAAAAATGGAATGTGCGTAATATCATCATCTGACTTGGTCGATATATGGAGAAAGATTGGTCAGATGCCAAGTCCGCAATCATATAACTTTCTAAATACCAATAATCTTTCCACAATAGCGGAAACTATTAAACACTGGAAGGGTAAAGAAGGAATTGTTATATCATATAATAATGGACAAAATAGGATCAAATTAAAGTCAGACTGGTATTTGTTTTGTCATAGAGTTAAGTCGCAATTAAACTCGCAAAATAATTTAATTGAATATTATGTCGATTCTGAAATGCCCGAATGCAAAGATTTCTATAAAAAAATCGAAACAGAATTTGATTTTGAAATAGCTTTACAATTAAAAGACGAAATAGAAAAAATTTGTAATTCCGGCAAAAAAGCAAGACTATATATAGATAGCATTCTTGAAATGATTCACGATATTAGAAAAGTGGAATCTAGAAAAGAACAAGCCGAAATGATAAAAAGAAACTATAAAGAAAATTCTGCGTATGCTTTTTCAATACTTGATAATAAACCTTTATCTAAAATCCAATGGATAAAATTAATAAATAATTTCTTATGAAGAAAATCATAAAGCCAGCCGAAAGAGAAGAAGCCGTTTATTACTCTGACTTTTCTGGAAAGAACTTAGGAAAGTTTGCGGTTCCTGTAGAATTAAAAATTTCTTGCGGGTATGAATCTAAATATGACGGAATGGATATATCTTTTCATTTAGATGACGACGATTTAGAAAAAATAATTACTTACCTTAAAAGTAATATTTCTAATGACTTTAAAGAGTCAATAACGAAAAAAATTGACAAATATGACAATGATTACGAAGCCAGCATGCAAATGAGAGACTGGGATGAATGCGATAATGTTTTAAATAATTTATGTTTTCTTAGAAAATTAGTTAATATAAACAAAAAAACTAAATAAAAAATGAAAGTAAAAGAATTAATTAAGCTTTTAGAATTGGAAGATCAGGAAAAAATGATTGTAGTAGACGGATATGAGGGAGGATTTAATGAGCTTAAATCTATACAGCATATTTGTATAAATATTAATCCAGACAAGGAGAAAGATCCAGAAAAGTTATGGTATTATGGTGATTATGAAGAGTGCATTCCTGACCCAAATTTTCCAGAAGATTATGCCATATATTTCCCTAGAAACTATAAATAACCAATGAAAGTTAAAATCGTAGGATGCGGTCTAAGCGGAATTACTTCTGCAATTATTTTAAAGGAAAAAGGTCACCATGTCGAAATATTCGAAAGTCGTTATCACATAGGCGGAAATTGTTACGATAGCAATACTAATGGAGTATTGCTTCATAATTACGGACCTCATATTTTTCATACAGACGACGAAGAGGTTTTTTCTTTTTTAAGTAGATATACAGAATGGGAAGAGTTTTTTTTAAGACCTGTCGCCAATACGTATTTAGGTAAAATCCCTATTCCATATAGCAAAAAGACAATAGAAAAAATAGGAAAAGAACTAAGTCAGGAAGAGATTATAAAATATTTATTTAAAGATTATTCAGAAAAGCAATGGGGA